ATAAAACAGTTTCTCCGTCAATTTTAAAAACCTTACCTGACGCAAGCTCTAAACTTTCTGATGATGTCCAACAATCAGTTGCATCTATCCAGTTAAATGTTTTATCAGTAGAACCTTTTAGAGTTATACCACCACCAGAAGCAGCCGAATCACTTGGTGATGCAGTTGAGCCAAGTTCTAAATTTTTGTCATCCAGAGAAACTACTGTGCTATTGACGGTGGTCGTAGTACCGTTAACTGTCAGATTACCTGATACAACTAAATTTTGAGTACAAGTAAACCCAGATACTGTTGCTGATGATATATCAAATCCACCTGTAAATGTTTTATTACCAGAAATAGTTTGTGCGCCTGTTTTATTAACAAAAGCACCATCACCACCAATAGCCAAAATTGATGATGCTGCGCCTCCAGCACCCCCTGTACCCTCTCCGTAATACAGCGTATTATCAACTTCGTTAAACGCTAATTCTGCATTTTCTAAAGTACTAGGTGCGCCAGCACTACCGCTAGTTCTTCTTTTTATTCGTACTGTGTTTGGCATGGCTTACTCTGGGTAAAAAGCTGTTGTAGCAATGGATTTCAAAAATTTCCTCCATCGGTTAATTCCGTTGGAGTAACTGTTGAATCTGCAATGTAACTTTGAGCAGAACTACTAAAACGTATGATACTGCCATCAACTCTATTGCTTTCATCCAATATTATACCCTTTGCACCTTGTGCGCCCGCAGTAACTACTGAAACTGTTTTTGTTTCTCCATTTACAGTAACTGTATTTTTAGTAGTAGCAACAGAAATCTTAGTACTCATCTTGTATAACTTTGTGATACTGTAATCTTACCTTCAACATAGTATTCTTTCAAACCACTTGTGTTTGTTAACATTATGTCATAATACAATTCGTCTGGAAAATTAAGAGTTTGTTCATCTGTAAGAGATAGAAAAAACTTACCAGCAATTTTATTGTCATAAGTAGAAGTTACAGTAAAATCTGCATACTTACATTCCCTTTCTTTATCCCAAGCTTCTGCCTCAATAGTAAAACCAGTTAAATCCATTGGAACTACTGAACCATTTGCTTGTGTAGAAGACAAGATGTATTCTTCGTTCCAATCTGCTGCCCTTTGTAAAGTAAAATTTCTAAGCCCGGGATTAACAGCCATTAGCTAACAGATTTTAATTCTGTCTCTGAAGGTTGTGTTGTTTCAACTTCAGTTACAGGTGGTTCAATTTTATTATAAGCTGCTATTTCGCCATTTATAGCATCTACTTGACTTTTTATTTGTGATTTTTCAACTAAAATTTGTTCTTGAGCTTTTTCAAGTTCTTGAAATCTTTTTACAAGTTCTTCACCCCTAGATTGAGCTTCACTTCTTAATTCAGAAATAGTAGACATAGATAATAATTTATATGTTTTCTATTATATCAATTCCCTACTATTATGCTACAGGTATAAGAGCAAATTTAAATTTATTACCTGTTCTGTGATTAATTAAATACAAGTCTTCATGTCCCTCTTGAATCGTGTAGTCGCCCCAAGTCCCATCTACATCATTTGTTTTGCCTTTATTAGACATATTAAGATCATTTATATATAAATTTTGCCAAGGGTTACCACTTGAACCTAAATCTCTAGAACCATTTGGAACTGCGTTACCATAAAATATAACTTGTCCACTATCAATATTTACAACTTCAACATTATTAGCCCATAACTCTAGTTGACCATCAGATCTTTGACCTATGCCAGTATCATTATCTCCCAAAGCAATAGCAGCATTAAGAGCATTAAAATTTCCAGCTGGTGTAGTTCCAAGACCTATTTTCTTAGCACTAAAATTTATAACTCCAGAACAAGTATCGTTAGCATCTGATCGTAAGAACGAGCCAGAATCAATACCGTCTACACTTGTAGCATTAACATCTGTAAGGCTTGCTCCATTACCACTAAAGCTTGATGCAGTTACAGAACCGCTAAATACAGAATTTTTACTTCGATCAATAGCAAGTGCAGTATCTAAACCTACTATGTTCCAATTTGTTCCAATTTTAAATTTATCACTATCAGAATTATCTACACCAATGTGCCAACCAGCTACACCATTGATATCAAGAGATATAAAAGGATCACCTCCAGTAGCACTATTACTTCTTAAAGAAAGAATGGCATGACCAGTAGAACTCGTATTGTTGTTATAAATATAAGCACCAGCTACGTCATTATTACTGGGATCGCCATATGTGTTACCGCTACTCAAAATATTAAATTTCACTACATGGGTGTTAGTACCTCCAATCGCAAATCCGTTAGAATTTATAAAAGCCCTATCTGTACCACCTTCACTTCCAAAAACAATACTATCCCCACGCAATATTAAATCATCAGCATCAGCACCAAGATAAGCACTACCTTCAGTATTTTGTAACCTTATGAAGTTACCAGCATTATCACCTCTTACTATATGTAAATTATGGGTTGGTTCAGCAAAATCTCCAATACCAACAAACCCATTAGAATCACATACTAATCTAGTCGTATTTTGTGTTTGCAAAAGAAGATCTGCTGCTTCAAGAGCTTTTATTGCTAAATTTCCTGTACCTCGATGTATTATTTCGGAAGATGTATTAGCTCCTGAGTTTGTACGAATTATTCTTAATCCATAATTTGAATAAGTTGTATCACCAACTAAATCAATATAAGCATTTCTATTGCCTGTACCTCCTTGACCAACATCTAAATAGCTATCATTTGAACCATTTTTTATTCTAAATGTACCATTGATATCGAGGGTATATGCAGGGTCAACAGTGCCTATCCCAACCTCACCATTACTTTCTATAGTAAGCCTATCAGTACTATTTGTAGTAAACCTAACTTCATTCGCTACTGGTCTGTACAAACCATTAGCTGGTTTAGTTGTTCCTGTTACATTAAATCTTCCTCCTTGTATTTGACCAGAACTTTCAATATTACCTCCAGTTAAAACTACTCCATTTGTTGCTGTTATTTGCCCTGCTTCTAAATTTACAAACTTATGGGTTCCACTTGCACCTTCTAATCTTTCAAAGGCATTATTAGCTGCATTACGTCTTTCAAAATAACCATTAGATGAATTCCATCTAACTGCTCTTACTGGATAAGTACCTGTAAAAGTAGATCCACTAGAAAATAATGACGCAATATCATTATCCCTTGCTTTTAACTCAGTAATAAAATTAGTATATGTACTTGTTAATTCTGGTTTGTTAAAATTAGCCATGTTTAAACACCTCTTACAGTAAAGTCTACTGTATTTGTGCCAGTTGGAGCATTTCCGTTTGCATCAAATAAAAATATTTTGAAACCAGTAGGAGTTTCTTCATCAAGAAAGTCGTAAATAGCATATTTAGCTGTTCCACTAGATCCTCTTATTTGTAAAGATATTGAATCTACATCAAGAAAAGCTTTTGTCGTGCCAGCAAAGAAATTAACCTGCTTACCAGAAGCTGCTTCACTTTGTGTAATATCAACACTACCTTGATCTGTTTGTTGTTTCAAGAATAATTTTTGACTTATGTTATTAACTCTTATTAAATCATTATTACCTGATGCTGACAACGTAAATTTTACTTTCACATATCTAAAGTTTGTACCTAAAACATTTGATGCACCATCTTCTAAATCTGTAAAATTTGTTCCGTCTGTACCTATTGAAATTCGTGGACTTATAGTAACTCCTTCTCCAATGGTTTCAATAACACTCATATCTACTTGAATCCTACTGGCTGGAATTGTTGCTCCAAAATCTAATATTTCTTGAAATTCACCACTATTTTCAGATGGCAAAGCATATGGTTGAGTTGCTCCAAAAGACCCAAAGTTAGGATATTGAGGACTAGCTTGACTGCCATTACCTATAAAATGTTCTTGAAAAGTTCTTGAGCTATCTAAACAGAAAAATATCGCATTATTATCAATAAATCCATTAGTAAATGTTGCTGGTGATGAGAATGTAATATTACCTGTTGTTTGCCTTTGTATTGCAACTTGGAATTGAAATGTATTTTGTGTAACTTCTGAGGTTACATATATTTTATTATCATCAGTAGTTCCATTAGCACCACCACTCGTAAAATTAATATTTAGTTGTTGATTATTAGATAAACCATGATTTACTTTTGTCACAGTAACAACTAATCCAGCACCAGTATTCGTATCGTTTGATTGAGAATATGTGGCTGCTATTGTTCCAGAAATTAAAGCACTATTTCTTTCTGCGTTAAGAACAAAATCTGGTGGTTCATCTACTATTACTGAAATACCATCTCCCCCAACTGCTTCTACTTTTGCACTATTTACAGCAGTAACGATATAAGTAAACGTACCACCAACTTGTTCAAAAACTGTAGTAAATCCACCTTGTTTTGCTCCAATTAAATTAGCAGCAGTTTTAGTTGTCCTGTAAATGTTGTAATAAATTATTGGAAGATCAGAATTAGGTGCTTGCCATCTCAGCAATACGTTATTATCAACCACTTCAGCTTCTATCGTTGTAATATCATCAGGTGGATTTGCTGTGATAGTTATATTATTTAAAGCACCTTCATTTCCGTTAATATCTAAAGCTCTTATGTAGTAAGTTTTTTGTGTTTGTACAACACCGCCTATTTCATCTTTTATCCATTTTTCAGTTATTTGAGTTCCGTTTTGTTGTGCTACTAAAACTGATTGTGCGAATGATTGTGTCCCTGCTGACCTATAAATTTTATAATCTGCAATAGGCAAACCATTAGCTGTTTTTGTTACAGGTGTCCATGAAATTTTTGCACTTTCATCTACTAGCACTCCTGTTAAACCTGTAGGGGCTGGTGGCAAATCAAAACTTACATCTGGGTAGTTTTCAATACCTGTACGACCAAAAGTTTGTATATCACCATTACTATTTACAGCAGCAACCCAGAATCTTTGACTTGTATTCCAAGTAACATCAAGTAAAAAACTTGTAGAACTTACACGAGTAATAAATGTTGCTAAACCAGCATCAGTAACAGAAGTCGCACTTTGTTTAATCTCATATTCTTTTATCTTTGTGCTACCAACAACAGGAACTACCCAAGATAACTTAAGCTGACTATTTTCATACTGATAACTAATATTTGGTGCTTGCGCTAAAACAAAATTAACAGTAAAAGCTAAAGCTGTTCCTGTATTCCCAGCAATGTCAACTGCTCTTATATTAAAAGTTTGATTACTGTTAAAAGTAACAGGTAATTGGAAAGTGGTAGATTTTGATCTTCCTAGTAAATTTGCATCGCTTATAGCACCTTGATATATTTCATAATCTTCTATTGCATAACTTCCAGATGCAGGTGCATCCCATTTTAAAATTAAGTTATCATCACTAAAAGTACCTGTTCCATTTTGAGGTGCAGATGGTGCTGTAATTGTTAAAGATATTTGCGCTGCATTTACTGATTGATTACCATCAGCATCAAAAGCTTTTATTGAAAATATTTGAGATGTTGTTCCAGTAGGTATTGTGCCTACTTTAAATGATGTCCCTTTTATTTTTCCTAATGATGTCCCTGTAGACCATGACCCTGATTTTATTTCGTATTGCTCTATATCCAAATCAGCAAAACTTGGAGGTGTAGGAGTCGCAGCAGTCCAATTTAAAACAATTCCAATATGAGGATCTATTTCTCCGCTAAAACCAGTTACATCACTTGGAGGTGCAGATTTGCCGACTGCTTTAAGAAAATACTCTCCAGTAGTTGTATCTTGACCATTTAAATAAGATTGTGTTTTTGTCGTTAAAGGAGTTGAAGATCTTACACCTGCTGCATTTACACTTCTTACTTCAAAATCAAATCTTGATTCATTGTTCGCAGAATCTATAATTACATCTGGAATTTCAAAATCACTTCCATTAACGACAACTGTTTTTATGTTTCCACTATCTTGCCTATATTTAACCTCATATCTATTTACACCTATTACAGGCTGCCATCCAACAATAATTTTTATTCTAATTGTGTCTTTAAATCTATATAACTGTTCTATGGGGTATTTAGTGGTTGTGCCGTTAGGATTTGCTCTTTCTGCAAATTTTGATGGGGGTGCTGGTATTTCATTAAGGTTTGTAAAATCTCTAAAATCTAAAGTTTCTAATAGTTCTGCGTGATCGTATTTAGTTTCATTATGAGTCACTCCTGTGATTGAATATTGAAAATCATCTTTTTCTTCTACAGATATAACTTTAAATTTTTGTGTTTCTATGTTCTCAGCACTTGTTCCTTGTGTAGTCTCTAATATCCATATTGAGTTTAAATTTGGTGCAACTGTTTGTGTGGTTAGTACATAATCTTCCTCGTTAAAATTATAAGAAGTATTAGTAGTAGACAAAAAATAATTATCAGTATTATTGTTACTATCTTGTATTTTTTGTGCAAAGTTACCAACTATCGTAACTGTAGTGCCAGAAATACTTGCAACTGTATTTGTAGAAATAGTGCCATTTGGCATGATTACATGAAGAGTTCTTGTATATGTAACACTATCATCAGGTAAATCAGTTATAGAAGTATCATCTATAGTAATTTGATTTGTACCATTTACCCCCATTATTCTCCCTGCCCTTCTTACTCCAGCCCTTACAGGATCTGCTATTTCAATAATTTGGCCGGGTCTGCATAACGCTGCTGCTTCTAGAGTAGTTGTAAACGCAACTGTTTCAGTTTCATTTGCTAATGAATAAAGCAACCATCGCCCAAGTCTTCTTGCTTGATAACGTGAAGTTACCCCAAATGCGTCAATATTTTTTGTGTTTACTCCATATTTAGCTATAGCACCCTCATCTAAAACCTCTTCATATGCTGTATCTCTAAGAGTTAAATCCAAATATTTTACAACTGCTACTGTTGTTCTTGTTTTAACTGATGACGAGGAATATTGAAAACCATCAGGAGCTACATTCGCTAATGTGAATAAAAAAGAGGTATCTTGTCCTTTGCGATCTTGTATAAGAGATAATTTGCCAGCAGTGTACATAGCCATACCTCTAAACACCGAACACAAATTATTGATAACTTTAAACGCATCTTCTCTTTTGTTAATAACTACATTTAACGAAAATCTAGGTTCTGTTACTGTTGTTTCTGTTCCGTCATTTAATCTTGATTTAAAAGTAACTAATTCTGAACAATATTGACTTGTAGAATAAAAAGAATAAATGTCTAAGTTAGAAGCTACACCTGTAGAAAAATTAGCTTTTTCCGCATCAGTTAATATTTCATCTCCAAGCCCGAACCTTCGTGAAACTAATAAATCGTATAAACACCAAGCTGGATCTGTAGTCCATGTAGCTGCTTGGAGGACACCATTAAATACATAGCCACTATCATAAATTATTCTGCCATTATTTGGATCTACATTTACGTTACCTGATGTGTTTGATGCTGGGATTCTTACCTTTGTACCTCGAATACGAAAAGCTCTTTTAGGAATACTTGAAAACTGTTCAGCATCAACCCTAAGACCAACTAATGAGCAATTTGGATAGTTAAATATTTGCAATACCTCAACTGAGCCTCCTGTAATAGTTTGAGACACGCTTGTGCTTACTTTAAATTGATCGCTGGTAACTATTTCAGTTACTTGTGTAGCATTAATATTATTTGTAGGTTTTGATGGAGTTCCACTATTAAAAGTTAACTTTACAGAATCACCAACCACTAAATTATGAGAAACAGCATTGATAGTAATAACTTGTCCAGACTGTGTATAAGTTGCATTTTTTTTACGAAAGCCAAATTTTATTTCTTGAAAACTTACTACTCTAAAAGTGCTTTGATGACTAATAAGATCTAAGTCATCTAAATTTAAACTTGAATCATCAGCCGTAGTTCTTTTAACTCTAAAAGTAACAGGAAATGTATTGCCAGTTACTTGAAAGGTGTGTTGATCTTGATACAAGTCAGGAGTTCTACCTTTTACTTCTCTTCCAATAACATTTCCATTTTCATCAGTATCAGCAAATCCACTTAGAAAAGCAAAAGCACCACTACCCTGCTGTTTTTCTATTGTGTACCTAAAAGATGTACCTTGCGTGTCTCCATTTTTTTTTATCTTTTGCAATACTGGAACACCAATAGTAAGAGTTACAGCATCAACACTTGTATCTGTTATTTGAAAAGTTACACCAGTACCGCTTTGATTTACATCTGAATTAACAGCAGTTGGAGATGAAGCCTCAGTTTCAAAACCCGGTACTACAGCTTGACTTGCAGTACCGCTTCTAACGTGTAACGTAACATCATCAAAATTTAATGAACCATCAGAGTTCATTACTGGTGTATCGTTTAAAAATACAGATCTTTGCCAAGCATTAGCATTTGGCACGTTGTTGTGATTATATAAACCTTCTATTTCACCTTCTGATATTACGTCAATAATTTTTGCGTGTGATCTACTATCTAAAGAATCTGGGTCGGTTTTAGAAGAGTTACCTCCACCTTTACCGCCTCCACCAGAACCTGCAATAAAATTCTGTTCAGTCATTTAGTTAGTCTCCGAATCTTCAGTTACGACACGAGCAGACACAGGAATACTTCCAGTTATTACATCTCCATATATTACAGGAATTGCAGTTCCAGCCCTTGCAGTGTTTTGAATCCCACTAAAACTAAACGAGTTTCTGGGATCTCCCTCGCTGTCATCAACTTCTGGTGTTGGAGTGAGAAGACCAGCTATTCCACTTAAAACTAAAACTATACCTAACTTACCAGCAAGTGCAGGCCAGCTAATAGCTCCATCTACTAAAAGAGGAGCTTTTAAAAATTCTCCAAAAGTCATTGCCCCTGAGAATCCTCCAGCAAAAGCAAACCCAAGTCCTATCAATGCAATACCAGCTAATATTTTTCCAATATTTCCAGAACCTCCAACAACAGGTATTATTTTTATTTCATCGTAACCAGCAGGGTATAAAATTTCTTCATAATCTAAAGGTGTATTAGCAAGTTTTACTTGATAAAACTGCTTAGACATATGTTTATCTAGCCCCTTAAAATTAACTGCTAAAAATCTAATAGCTTCAGCCGGTGTATTAGCAACAGCTTCAAATTCATTTTGACCACCGCAAAATTCCGCTAAGTTTCCATATAGTTTTATCTTACGCAGCATATCGTAACCTCATGCCAGTAGCTTTCATAAGCCATTCCCCATAAAAGTCTTTTGAACTTAGTCTACCTTGAATATGATGAAGCACCATTTGTTTGCCAAGATATACTCCTACATGATTTAAACCTGTGCTGTTAAGAGAAAACAAGAGGCTATCACCTTCTTGTAATGCTTCTTCATTGCCAAGCTGTCTAAATCCAGTATCTTTAAAACATTTATCAAAATATGGATTTTGTCTAAATTCTTCTGGATCATTAGGTCTTTCCCAATCCCTTAAAATAATACCTTTACTTTCATAATAATCTTTTGTTAATGTCCAGCAATCATGTACTCCCCAAACCCATTTCCTACCTATAAGAGAAGCTTTATATCCAGAAGGTGCAAAGTCATGCCATGTATCAACTCCAACACCATATATATACCAAGGTAACTTGGTAAGTTCACAGGCAGCTTTGTCTGCTTCACTTGGTAGTGGAGATTGATAAGGATGAGAATGAAATATCGACATTATTGTTCCGCTATCTTCAGCTTCTGCCCAATCTTCTGGATTAATAATAAAATGATCTAAAGGATTTATTGCAACATTTTTGCAAGGCATATATTTCTCTTTGCCTTTAATACAAACAACTAAACCACAGACTTCACTAGGAAACTCATTCTTTGCGTGTTCTTCTGCTTTAGTTTTCCAATCAAGCATGGAACGATCCAATACCGGGGAATATGCTTGGAAGTGCCTGTCTTTTGGGAATTTTTACATTTGCCAAATCAAACACTGCTGCAAGCTCAAACTCTACTACTTGTCTATTCTCTAGTGATTTACGATCAATATAGTACACATCATCAGGAAATCTTATTGATGCGCTTGCATCAGGATTAGTATAATTTGAAATTGTTATATTATTACCCATACTATTGCCATGTACAGTGCAGTAATACTTCAACGATGAAGGAGCATTATCTGGAACAGTAAATGTTGTCCTTGCATTAGCTGACCCTGCTGTACCAACTGTTGAAACCCCTGCGGTATATGCTGTATCGTTTGTTTGCCTAAAAGCTATCGGATGTCCAGTATTAGAATAATCATGCTGATAAAAAATATATGTTCCACCTCTAACTAAAGTAAGAGTAGGATTTGTAACTCCATTTAAAGCAAACTTATTACCACCACTATTAACTACTGTGACATTATAAGTTGTAGTGCCAGCACTAAAATTTGTTGAATCTAAGAATTTAGCTAATGTTCTTATTCTTGTAACTTTTGCCCCTATTAAATTATTAAAGGGAGTCACAGAGTTAACACTTGCTAAAATCGCACTAACTGTACTAAATAAATTACTAACTCTTAACGTAGGTCTTGGTAACTGCTGATCTTTACCACCTTTATAGTCAAAACCTTCAGCTTCTATTGGTAAAGCAGAATATGTTACACCATCTAAAACTAACTCACCAATCGAATTAGTAGCCACCCCAGAGTGCCATCTATAAATGGTTGTAGCACCATGCAAGTTTTGCGATAGCTGCAATTCAAACAATTCAATAATTGCACTGGGATCTGTTTTTTGTAATTCAGATATAAGTACACTCATGTTTCAAAAACCTCTATAAATTCTAAATTAATATCGTTTAAATTATATGCAACCTTCGTAACATTAATTTTCTGACAAAGCCATTTTCCTGTTAATCCATATGGAGGTGTCCAATCAAATGCTTTTTGACCGTTGTTACCACCAGTAGACGATTCAAAAAAATTTAAAATATTTGTTGTTACAGCGTCAGTTCTTTTTTCATAAGGTAAAGTCCATTTTCTTCTTTTAGTATTTAAGCCTTTCAAAATACGCTGTTGATACCCATCTCCCAGATTCACAACAGTAACGTCTTGTTGTATTTCAAGTTGAGGACTAAAGCTAGGTGAAACGTCAGATCCTACAGTATTTGTGTCGTAAGTTGCCATTAGTTGTAAAGTAAGCCTCCCGGTCTTTTTTGTTTTACAATTTCAGCTTCTATAGCTACTCCTATTAATCTACCAAATTCTTTTGATCTTGAATTATCTCCTTGTGCTGCTGTACCACTAGCATCAACATTAACGACTACATTTCCCATACCTCCAGAAGCCTCAACTCCAAGTTTTCCATTACTATGTCTTCTTAAAGGCATAATAGCTTCTGCACCAGCTTCTCCCATAAGACCCATTCCGTTAGCCATTGGGAATAATGTAGGTTTATTAACTATTCCTCCATAGGCATAAGGAACAATTTTGTTTTTAGCAAAAACATTACCTTTAGCACTTTTTTTAAGTTCTCCACTATCAACGACACCACCATCAGCTAGACCGGGGAACAAGAAATTAAACAATGGTTTAACTATTAATGCTCTTACCATCATCCTTGTTAAATCAGCAATTATCGCATTAGCAAAGTCTTTAAAATTTAATTTTCCTGTAGTTACAAATTTAACTAAAGCATCTTCCATACCTCTAAAGGCATTAACAACAGCTTGTTCTGCCTGCTCTGCAAACTTAAATGCACTTTCGGCAAACGATTTTAATGGAGATTTATCACCACCTAAATCACTAAAACCGCTTCCATCTCCACTTCCATCTCCACTTCCGCCTCCATCAGGTTTTCCAATATCAGGAACTTTTATACCTTCAAATATTTCTTTTATTGCTTTCATATCTTCCTTAAAATTTTCTGCTGTATCCTTAAACCCTTTATCCATAATCTCTACTACTTTTTTAAAATCTAATTGTAAAATTGCTTGTTGTATTTTGAATAAATCAACTAATGCTCTAGTTAAAAATTTAATTGCAGAAAAAGTACCAAAAGCAGCTACACCTATAACTTTAAATAATCCAGCAATGCCATCTAATAACCCTTGATTTTCAACTATTCCTTTTGCTATATCAGCAAATGTTCTTTGGAAAGCAGCCCCTATAGGTAAAACAGCCTTACCTACTACAAGCTTTATATTATCCATTTGAACTTTAAGTCTTTGCCCTGCATCAGCAGATGAATTAGCTACTTCTTCTGCTGTCTTACCAAAATCTTCATTTAATTTTTCAGCAAACTTGATAACCTGATCTAATCCGACAGTTCCGTCTCTTAAATCTTTCTGCAACTTCTGCAAGCTACTACCATTAGCTTCCGCAAATTTCACCACTGCACCAGCTAATCTTTCACCCAACTGACCTTGTAGTTCTTCCGCAGATACCTTACCCTTACCAAATATCTGCGACATGGCTCGAATAGCAGATTGTACGTCTTCTGCATTACCACCAGTAGCTTTTATAGCTTCTGAAACACCAACAAATACTTTTCTAGCATCTTCTATAGTTCCCCCAGAACCCAAAACAGAAGCAGATAATGTTGTGAATTGTTTAGTAGATGCTGCTATAGGTACATTTAACCTTCTTGATGTTTCTGCAATTATGGATAAACCTTTCTCAAAAGTGGCCTGATTTTTTGTAACACCAGCTAAAGCAATTTCAAGTTTTTGTATTTCTGATGCGTAAGTTGCGGACTCTGATGCAAATTTACCAGCATCAATCGCTAAACCAGCCCCAGCACCAATAGCAGCCCCAGCAGCCCCACCTACAGCACCACCAGTAAGAGCAAGTTGTGCTGTGCTGCCAAGCCCTGATGCTATCGAACCTGCTGCTGCTCCAAGTGCTGCTCTACCACCAACCCCTATCTTTCCAAAAAGTCCTTTTTGTTTCTTGCCTGCGTTTGTAAGCGCATCTAATTGCGCCCTAAGTTTATCTGCTTCAGCACCAAATGCTCTATAAGCCTTACCACCAATGGCAACATTATTTTGTAATTCTCTTAATGCTGCTATTTGTTTGTTGTATGTGGCAACACTACGAACTGATGTTTTATTAGCTCCTTTTGTTCTTTGGTCAAAGCTAGTTACTGATTTTATTGTTTTCTTAATTTCTGCATCAGTAAAACCTAAACTTTTATTTAATTTATTAAACGTTTGATCTACAGCCCTTAACTTACCAAAATCCTGTAACTGAAGTTTTATTTTTGTTATAGAAATATCTTGAGCCACTATTTTTTCTCCTTATAAGATTCTTTAATAGCAACAGTTTCCATTAGTTGTAAACCTTCCAGCATTTCTTGGCGGTTATCTACATGATAAAGGTCAAACAGTCCCCCATCAAGTAATAAGACTTCATATTTTAATCCTACTACACCTCCAAAGGTTGTGTTCCATTGTGTCTGACAACGTAAAAACATCATTACAATATCCCAATTCTCATCAAAAACCTCAAAGTCTTCTTCTATCTCTGGTTGCTCCTTGATTTTCACACCAAACGCAGCAGCGTCTTTTTGTGTTTCATCTATAACTTGTTTGCCACCCGAAGCCCAGTATTTAGCAGCATCAGTTAGTTTCCCACTTGTGCGTTAGCATAGAATTTTTTAAAAGCATCTAGCACCCCTGCCACAAAATCTGTATCTTCTGCAAAGTTTTTTAATTCTATTTTTGAAAACTTTATTGGTGTGCCATCTTCTTCTGTTAAATCTTCCCAACCAACTAATACTTTTTCTAAAGCCGTAAATTCACTGTCTTCTTCAAATGAATTTAATTCAGATCTTGATAAACGCCTAAATTTGCCAATAAACTCACTTGTGTCAAACTCACCAATATTAGTCTCAGATGGTGTTTTAACTTCAACAGGCCAAGAGTACACCTTGGTCTTTTTTCTAATAAATGCCATAAATTAAGATATATACTTCTTTACTCTACCTTAGTAGTCAATACTTACTAAGTAAAGATTAAACTCATTTCATCATTTGCTGCGCTTGGTACAAGTGTGTATGGGATTTCTAACATAGTGACCCCATCAGCTTCTCCATAACTGACATCTCCAATATCCACTTTGCTACTTATAAACTGAACTTTGTTCCCTGCTGTTGTTCCATGTAAAAACTGCAAGTTACCTAATGAAGAATCTGTTAAAGCAGCAGCAAAGAAATCTTTAGTTCCAAGTGCTGGTGCTTCGATAGTTACAGAACCATTAGCTGCTCTATCAGTAATTAAAACTTCTTTTGTTCCTCCAACAAGTTCTCTATAAACAAGTTCGTTTCCAACATCCATTGACATATTCATCAACGCACCAGAGTGTGATAATAATGAGAATCCGCTTGTATTGCCGTTTTTAAATATCAATGGTGTAGCTTGTGCGCCATAGGTAACACTTGGTAATGCAGTATCAGTTGGTGCGTTATAAATTCCAGTAAAAGAAAAGTCGATTGAAGGAATTTCTCCCACAGCAGCATTAAGAACAAAACTTCCTCGACAACCAGTAACAATATGTCTTACACCATCTACGTTGTAGTGAATTGTGACTGAGGTAAAACTTGCTGAAACAGGTGCGTAAGTAACGCTAGTTCCCGAACTGACTGTTTCACTAAACCCACAAGCTTTAAGCGCACTTCCGTATCTTGGGGCAGTTCCAGCAGTTCCAGATCCAGCAAGTTCTACTGAAAATGTACATTCAACTTTAGTGTTTGCAAGTAGCTGCTCAGATGCTCCTAAATAAGGTCTAACAACATCTCTATTTACCACATCACTAGATTGCGGTGTAATTGACAGATCTCTTACAAGAACAACATCTGTTGCTGCTGGAGTTGGATCTGTTCCATAGCTGCTCTCAGCTTCAATTAGAATTACTCTCTTTCTTGTCAGTTGTGCCATCTTTAATTACCTCAGTAGGGGGTTCAGCTTGTGTTGTTTGTTGAACTAGCTTTGCTTTGCCAGTTTTAGGGTTCAGTATGTAAGTACCGCCCTCATTTGGAATTTCATGCTTCATATTAAACAATCAGGGTTGTTAGGGTAACAGATTGATTGTAGATCATGTTGACAAATCGTTATAACTGCTCCTGTAATCTACTTCATACTCACAGGATATTATCCCTGCTGGCTGATCTGCTTCTACAACATCAAAAGTTACTGTTGCTGGTCTTACGTCAATCGCAAGTCCTCCTAAAGTTGGATCGCTAACAACTTTAGTATGTAAACTTTCAACTGTTGCATCTGCTGTAGTATCAGGAGTTTGTGATCTAACAACAACAACTATTCTCACTCTTAATGTCCAATCAAGTTTTAAATAAGTTGCACTATTAACAGTAGGTTCGTCTGTGACAAACTCTAAAACCAAAGAAGGAGATTCATCTCTTGTCATTGGCTCTACCCTGCTTCTATAGATGCGAGTTCCTACACCTGTAGTTCCTGTAAGGTTTGTTTTGATTTTTGCTAATATCTGTTCTCTTTTACTAGCCATCTCAAACCTTCATTAATGAAATTACAGATAAAGTACCATCATCTATTTTTCTAGCACTTCTTACCTTGTATTTGACATCGCTGACTTCTAGCTCAGTGTTATATTCTAAAGAACCAAGATCAGAAGTTTTTACTGTTAATTGATAATCAGTAGTTAATACACGATCATCAGCAACAATCTCGTCAGGCTGCTCTAAGATTCCTTTGTATATAGCATTGTCATAAAATACATCCTCAGAAAAATCTCCAAAGAATGTATCTATATCCTCTGTAAAAGCCATGAGAAAAAAGCCCTCGATTGAGGGCTAACCTTTTAGCTATACTTCTTGACACCAACTAGGTTGATGCTGAAAGTAAATGTTGGTGATGAACCACCGATTGTTTGTACAATCTTGATATAACGCTTAGAAGTGTCTTTGTTAATTACAAGTGTTTGCATTGAAGCAGAACCAGTAACTTGTGTAAAAGTAGCTCCTGAGAGGTCTGTGTAAGTACCACTACTAGCGTCAGACTCAGTTAACTTAATATCTAATGTTGGGCTAGAACCGCCACCAGCAGCAGAATCTAGAATAAGCAATACATCTCCATCGTATTCGAGAAGATCTATAGCACTAGATGTAGCTGTGCTAGTTACAGCAGCAGTCGCAACACCAGCAGTAATAGTTAATTTGTCTAAATTTTGCTGTAAAACAGACATTTTAAGATTCCTCTTGTGTAGAAATAAACTCTTCTAATTTTGCAATTAGATCAGTTTTAGTTTGTCTTTTATCGAGTTCTATTCCAAGCTCACGACCATAAGTTTCTAATTGCGCTTTTGTCATTTGAGAAAAGTCAACTTTGTCACTATTGGTAGGCTCTGACTCGTCAACTGGTTCTGTACTGGCAATAGGTGCTTCACAAGCCTCAACAGCTAATTCAGCTTTATCTACTGCTATCAAGTAATTACCAGCTTGCTCTTTAACATCAACGATAGTACCAGCACTCGTAGGAGTGCCAGCTATCATTGTTGCTCTTAGCAATTTAACCTTCATATTATGTTCCGAAACAGAACGCAGTTGGTTGCTTAACAGCAAAGTCAACATCCTGTAATGCAATGATTCTTACACTACCGCTTGTTGCGTTTGCGTATGGATCTACAGTTAGATCAAGTCCAGACCACATACCGATCACAAACTGTGAGAAGTCTCCAAAGAGTACATCGTTGTTTGCAAGCTGGTTAGAAACAATAGCTGGATAGCCGTTAATCTCGTTGTTCTCGAACACGAAGTTAGCAGTTGATGTGCTTGTCTTCTCTGTTGACTTCAATGCACCTCTAGCAGAAGCGTTAATCAAGTAGTACATATTAGCCACATCAGCGTTAGCTGCTGCAACGTCTGTCTCCATTCCGATGTACTCAGCAAAAGTACCGAATGTTGTGATTGTCTGTGTACCTACACCAGTTGTATCTTTGATACCTAGTGGCTCGTTTGAACTACCAGAACCATAGATAGCTGCGTTATCTAACTTAGTAGCAATAACCTTTGCAATGTCATCTCTAATCATTGTCTCAACGTCTATAGATGACTGAAGTAGCAATCTTCTTGAGTAGTCAACAAAAGCACCGATTGTTTTAGGTGTCATGTTCACTTGGTCGAAAGCTTGCTGACTTTCTGTTGGTGCGCCTGACTCACCCACAAAGTAAGCAGTTGATGTAGATGTCATTCTTGGGATAGACACATTACCAGACAATCCTGTAAGCATTGTTGGGTTTGTTGCCATCACAGCCATTCTCTTTCTAAGAATGTCAATAAATGAGCCTGCCAATAATTCTGTTGGAACTAAGTTACCACCAGCAGTTGCAGTACCTACGTTCAAGTCTCTTTGTAAGACTTCATTAGGAACTAAAATTCCGTTTGCAGGCTTCTCATACTTCTTAGAAGCTGCGTCAGATACCTCTCTCTCGAAAGCTGCTGCTTCTTGTGCAGCACGATCTGTTGGGTTTGCTAGTGCGTTTAATGCTCTTAAGAAAGAGAATCGCTTAACTTCTTTTTGGTCTAAGCCAACTTCATTTGTACTCATGTCAGTAGAACGTATTGGTGTATTAACTGCCTCTGCCTTGTTTTTAACAAGATCGAGGATAGCTGCTTTTGCTTCTGCTGGTGACTTATTAGATTTAATAAGTGAGTCAGTAAGCTCTTCTGCTCCATACTTTCCAAACTCACGACATAATGAAGTGATTGCTGCTGTACGAGCATTATTTTCATCTAAAGCACGTTGAACTTCGGCTTTGATGTCGATCTCAACGGATTTCTCCGCTTCAACCGCAGTTTCTTTAGTTGATTCTTCCATAGTGCGAACCGAGGGTGATGCGGATTCTTCCGCAGAAATAATCTCCTGTTGAGGTGATTTATCTTCCATAGTAATACTATTGCCTTGTGAGGGTGAGATCAAGCTTCTGCCGAAGCCGATTGTTGGATCAGCCGGAACTGTCACAACTGACAATTCGTGAACTGACCATGATCTTGCAAGCATACCATCTGCTGTCTCATCCATCTCATTTATAGAATACCCAAAGCTTATTCCTCTGAGTATGCCATCTTTTACATCATCTAAGATTTCAGATGCAAACTTACTTCTTGAGAAACGGATCTTGGCATAACCTCTTTTGTCTTCTCCAATATATGCACTTTCAACCACACCTATAGGCTTATCCATATTGTGATTAAAGAGAACCGCACCGCCATCATTTAGCCTGCTAAGATCAGCAGCACCATCTTCATGGCTTAACACTTCGTTACCAAAATATCTTTTTACTGGATATTCAGAACTAAAAGGAAACTCAAATGTGCGTGATTTCACATTTTTAAAGTCCGTAACCTCTTTACGTTCAAATTTATCTCCAGCATCAACACTTCTAATCGCTGCAATTTTCGTAAGTGTCGAAAATTTATGGCCGACCTTTCTATCGGTAGCCTCCCCATTTCGATACAAAGTTATAAGTGCAGCAGGGTCTTCTGCTGTTCCAGTAATAGTAAATGAACTATCAGGTACATCTATTGATCCATCTCTTACAATACGATCAATTTTTCCTCTAGCTGTACCACCACTAGAGTTCCATCTAACAAAATCACCTACCTTTAACCCATCGGGTTCGGCTCTGTGTTCTGTCTTAGTTTCTTCAGTCATAGTGCGTTCTCTTGCTTTTTTGATTGAATTAGACTTTGACCTAGCCCAAGTTTGACCAGCATCACCGCCCCAAGCAGCCCAAGCTACTCTACCATTACTAGGATAGCCTTCTTCACCGGGTCGGAAACCCTTTCCTGATTTATCCGACTCATGTCGGGCAAACCATGCGTTCATTGTAATAACTGTATCTGGTGATAGTTCATTTCCGCTTAATATTTGTGATGCTCTTGTTGCAGCGTCATCTGTACCACCACCTTCTCCTTCTTTTTTCCAAGCTCTATATTTCTCTGCTTCTGACCTCATGCCATCTGTAGGCTTAAGGTTTATGTCCGTTCCATTAACATTTGCCATAGTTAATCAGTTTTCTTTTTGCGTGTTTTTTTAGCTCTAGTAGGTTCTGGAGTAGGAGGTGCTTCCTGTCCTATTTCTACCTCTAAATCTAAATCTTTATCTAATGTAACTCCTAACCCTTGTGCGACATCCTGTTCTCTTGCAATCTCAGAAACAATATCGTCATAATCACCGCCATTTGTTTGTGCTATTACTTGAGATTTAGTCATATAACCAGCCTGTTCTGCTTCTCTATAAGC